AATACATCAATTACAAAATGACCTTTAGGTGCTTCTAGGCGGCCTGAGTAAATGTTACGTAAATCTTCAGAGAAGAACTGTCCATAGTTAGCTTCACGCTTGCCACGCCACCACTGGTAAATCTTAGCAGGAAAGTCTAGCTCTTTTGTATAGAACTCATCAATAACGTTAACTACAGTGCCACTGCGGTTATTAGCTTTCTGATACCAGCCTTGGTTAAACAGGTTATACTTGTTATCATTAGACAGACTGGCAGGCCTAACATCAGGCTCTACACCGTCAGGGATGCCATAGTAGTCACGTGTCTCAATAACTATGTCAACCTTATTAAGAGTAGTACCGTTGTAGCCAATCCTGCAAGGTTCAAACTTAAGGCCAGCAATAAACAAGCTGCCATTGCCAGGTGCATACTCTACACGGCAGTCGCTGGCTGTTGTAGTATTATAGTAAGGTGTAGTTGTCAATTCTATTGTACTGTGAAAGCCGGCAATAATACTGCTAGAACCCGCGTCAAAGAAATGCAATTTATAGCCTTGCTGCATTACTATAAATGTTTTATCTTTGTTCCCGGCAGCTTCCCATGTGTAACTTGTGAAGGCGGTTGTATTAATAGTCGTCCCAGTAAGGCCTTGCAGTGTACTAGACTCATAGTCCAGGCCTAGCCTTACTTTCCTAGATCCATCTTTTTGCAGGACAACGTTAGACTCGTCACGGGTAAACCCGCTATCTCCTGTTATCACACCTTGGTCAGTATTAAGACCTTTTACAAACGGTAGCAGGTACTGTGCAGGCATTAGACCTTCTTCTGTGATCTTACAAAGTTTTCAATGGCGACTCTAGCAAAGTCATGGCGGGTATAAGACGTTTCACTTAAAGCTGCTGGCAGAGGCTTTTCAACGTCAGTTTTCATTTCAATTAAATGCAGGTTACGTGAACGGTCAAATAACACAACAAAATCTTCTTTGGTATAAATCTCTTTTTTATCTGCCATAATCTGGGTACTCAATAGTTGATATTGTTCTATGTCTCTCTGTCCCAAGCCAAGACCTTTGACGCCTTACACGCTGCTCTTCTTTAGCATTAGGCTGTTGCTTTAAAGCGTTAAAGCAGGTGCTTTTAGCTTCAGCAAGCAGCAAGCTGAACATCTTGGCAGGCATGTCAGGTATTGCATTGTCTGTCAAGGTAAACGTTGCTTCACGGTAGCCAGTACACAGTGTTTTAGATTGCTGTAACGTGCCATCGACGGTGCTATTATAACCGTTAAACACAATATAGTCATCATCAAAACTTGTCCAAATGCTAGGCATATCTGATTTACTAACAGCAAACTGGATGCCTGTAATATCTGTAACTAACTGGTTGCTGGCACTGGAACTGTCATACCTGGATACGTACTCTAAAAAGTACTCTGCATCAACAAATTTAACATCACCCCACTCAACCTGTCCATTTATAGACATATTATACCTAATTGTCTCTACCTTTGAGATGCTTGTAGGTAGGCGCATATGTGTAGGCTTATTAGCGTCACCTAACGCTGTTAGTTGGAATATCTCTTTGAGGTGAGGCCAGTCAGCCCCTGAGATAATCTCAAAAAAGGTAGTACGTACAATACGGGCAACCTGTAAAGATTCTTCTGTATCATTAATACTGTTAACATTGTCTGAAGACATGTCAGACAATATATCCTGTGTAATGTCCAGCAAAGTCATTTGCATACTATACTGCCCTATGTAGTCTTGTAACTATAAGTCTTATATCGAAAAGCTCAGCAGCATGGCTGGTTGTTATATTCATAACGGCACCGTTGTTCTTAAAGTCTGCCGTAGCATGCATTAGGAAAGGGAATGACATCTTCTCGTCAACAGCTGCCCCTTTAGCCACACTTCGCGTCGTTTCACGTATTACACCAGTTGTCCCAGCTACATCAAAGTCTATAGTGACGTAAGGGCTAGTGCCTACAGGAATCTTTATAGTAAAGTACAACTCACACAGGTAAGCATCATTTAGGCTGGTAGGTGTTATTTTATTGGTAGATGTATTGTACCAATTACCTGAACCACTGGCTGTGTAAGTCGTAACTTGGCCAGCACCTGTGCCGTTAATGGTCAGTGAAGTACGGGTTGTAGCACTTATTGCACGCCTTGCCCCAGTAACATACTGGCTATCAGACCATAACTGAAAACCTGTAAAAGGGTTTTGGCCTGCAAGTGCAGCATCAAGCTCATGTACACCAAGCTTACGGTACACACTTACAGCATTGGTAGCACTGCTGCTAGTGATTACTTTACCAGCGTCTGCTGTGGTAGATATTGTTATATGCTTAGGCTCGTGCACTGAGCTGTGGCCCATTGTGCTGTGTTCAATGTTTGCCATTTTATGCCTTTATGGGTATAGAATTAGTGCGCCTATTCCTGCTTAAGACAGGCTGCTGGCGCTAGCAGTGGCAGCCGGTTTGAGGTGTGCTAATGCACATAGCCTTGGCTGCCTAACACATTACTGCGGTCTTTGTGGGACGTACCTAACAACAAGACGGCCACTACCAGCTGTGAAAGCAGCAGTTCCGTATGTCATACCAATATACGCGTTTGCAGTGCCTACGCTATCATTGGTAGCTAACGCACCAGCACCTACAATAGCTGTATTAGCGGTAAGGCCAGCAACAGCTTGCGCTGCAATAAAGCCATCAGCGTCAATAGCTCCACCAGCTTTAGCATACAAGCCCACATCTAAGGTAGCAGCCCCGCCTGACGTGAATGCAGTCTTAACGTAGAACTTAGCGTCAACGATAATAGCATTTGCAGGGATATAGGCGTGTGCGCTACTAAAACTGTCGTTAGACCCGTTGAAGTTTGAGTCCTGGTCAAGAAAAGTACTAATACCTGAGCCGATGTGTGTATACTCAACATCAATCTCAATAGACCTCTCAGAACCAGCATCGTTAATATACTGTCTAGCAACAGCATTTTCGTTTGTCAAACGTGGCCCGTAGAATTGTACCAAGCCATCAGAGTTTGTGTAAACGGTCATATCAATATACCCCTTATAGTGCAGCGTTAGTGTTAATAGCAACCATGTTCTCAGGCCTGAAAAGTTTCACACCGAAACGCATCGTGGTTACTAGTGTTTCCATGCCGCCACCTTTTAGTGCGTCACGTTGAGGCTCTGTTCTAGGTGCTCTACGCATAACACCACGGAATGGTGCAAAGTCAGCAGAAGGTACAGCGAAGAACAGGTTCTGAACGTCACCTACTTGTGCAGTAACAGAAGCGCCAGAATGTGTAATTGCTTCAGTTGCCGTTAGTTGCCATAAGTACTGTGATACATAAACGTCAAACCCAGCGATGTTAAAGCGGAATTGACTGTTAGCACCAACAATACCGTTAGCGATAGCATCTTGATACATAGGTACTGGTGAAAGTACGTTAGTAGCAATTTTGCTGATTTCATAAGCTACAGACTCATCCACTACTGCAACTAAACCTTGGCCAGGTACGTTAGAGCGAGATAGAGCTGATCTAGCATAATGGAAGTCGTTAATGGTGATTACACGGCTAGTACCAGTACCATTGAAGCGGTGATCCGCGCTATTGATCCTGTTGGCATTAGCGGTTGTTTGGCCACCACCTGACTTAGCACCAGGGCCAGCTGCTTTAAGTACTGCTGTTTCTAAGTATTCGTTAAGTACACGAACTTGGTCAGCAACGAACTGTGATTTGCCATACAGGTTGTCAAGAAAGTAAGAGTCCTCTTTTGCTTTGTCGGTGATCGTGTCTTGGGAATACACATCCTCATCAACAATCATAGTGAACTCACCAATATCTCTTGCACTTGAAGTGGTATCGACGTTCTCGTTCCAGTCTTTAACCATAGGTTGACCTATAGAGGGTACACTGTACGTAGTGCCATGGCCAAAGTCAGGCGTGATCCATTTACACCACTTACCAGCCATAAGATCGGCTAATAAGAGTCTTTTGATCTCTTCTGAGTATACTGTGGCCCGGATGTGTGTATCAGCTGATCTAATCATATAAACCTCATCTAATTGTTATTTTGTCTAGCCATTGCTCTGTATAAGCGCTCTTGGTGCGTTTTGCTGTAGTAAGTCTTTGGGTCAGTTGTTAAGACTGCCATAAGCGCATCTACACTTTCACCACCACCAAGGCTTAGGGTATTAACACCCCCATGTACACTGCCAGACTGCTGTTGGTTCGTCTGTTTAAATAAAGCTAAAACTGCTTGAGGGCTTTTAGCGGCCATGCTGTTCAGGTCTTGAACATCTAAGCCTAGCTCCCTAGCTTTTTCCACATAAACACTTTCTGCCTTGTCAGCATACAGTTGCTTAAGTTCAGCAGCTACCTTGCTGCTGTTTTCTTGTGTTTTAGCTTCTAACTGTCGCCTGGCTAAGGCTCTCTCAACAAGTGCTTCCATGTCTACAGATTGCCCGGCTGTGGGTTGCTGGGGTAGAGCTTGCACACCGTCTGTAGAAGGGCTTCTCGTGATCAAAGCATCTAGCCGCGCTTGGATGGCAAGTTGCTGGTCACGCAAAGCTTTATTGTCAGCTTCCAGCTTGGCAATATGCTGCTGTGCATGGGGCACGCTTGCTAAAGCGTCATCGACAGTCTTATACTTCTTCTCAGCCCCAATGAAATCGTTAAAAATCGTTGGTGCTGTTTGACTAGCTTGGTCAGCATTGTCCATAAATCCTACCTTGTTATAAGTTGTTTACAAAAATCTAAAGCCTTCAATTGCCCTACTAAGTAGGCTTGGTTATAAGCCCAGTCGCCTTTAAAATCCTCAGCCATAGCCTTAGTTCTTATAGAATTCTCCATATCAGTAATGGCTTTAGTTACATACCCAAACAAGTGTGCGGCTTCTTTGAATTCGACACGTACACGGTCAAGGTTGTCTGCTGTAACGTGCCGTTCTATTAGGTTATTCGTCATTACTTTCCCCGCCCATAGCGTATAGCAGCGCCAGCAGACCTATTAGTAGATTTGCTAACAACACGAAGATTACTAGCTCCATTACCGCCACCACGCTTAAGAGGACGTTTATGGTCAACGTCTTTACCGTCTCCTTTACGTGCACGGCCTGCTTCAACCATTGTGGCTCTTGCTGCATTTCTTTTAGCTCTATTAGCTTTCTGCTCAGGTTTGCTGTGGTATTCTTTATATTCTTTCTTATAGTCGCGCTTAGTAGGCATCTTTACATACCATCAGGTAATTCTTGTTCTTGTGCTACTTGTATGTTTTCTTGGTACTGAATGCCAAGCATTTGTGTTTCTGCTTGCTCTGATATCCTGACGTTAGGCGTCATTAGCTGGTAGCGGCCTAGTTGTAACAGTTCTTCAAAAAGCTTAGCTTCGGCTAATCCGGATACGTGTGACATAACAGCTGGATCTGCTGCAAATGCCTGTCTAAAGCCAAGGTAATTCTGTAAAACATTGTTGCGCATTGCATAATGGTCAGCTCCTACAGCTCTTATTTTTCCTTTTGCTGTAAGGTCTGCTTTGGTAATACTAAGGAACTCTAAAGCCCCTGTATCAGTATCCAGTACACTAATAGTGTCTATAGCGTTAATATTCCTTCGCGCTAATTCTAACATACTGTTAAGCAAAGGTTCAAGTACTTTCTGCTCAAAGGACTTAATCTTCTGTTGTGGCAGCTTGTTACGTGCACGCTTCATTTCCCCGACTTCAAAGGCTGTCTTTTCCCCAGGGGTACGGAACCCCAGCTCCTCTTTAGGCATACCTGCAAACTCTTCCATTAAGGCAAGCAGGTTTGCTATTTGGCTGTCAGCTTGCAGTGCTGTGCCATCTACACGTAGGAAGTCTACATCTGAGTCAGGGTCAGGTAGTATAATCTTTTCGCCAGGGCCAAACTTGAAGTTGTCAACTAAGCCACGCACTTTAATGGGCGGCAGTGCCATAAGGTCAAACAAGTCAGCCCTAATATTCTCAAGGTGGTCTATTCTGTACTGCATACCTATTAGGTTAACGAGCGGACTTTGCCCGTACGTACTGCCAGCCCTTTGACGCCAAGGTGCATGCACAAAGTATGACTTACCAACCCAGCTAGGGTTAGGTTCGCAACGCACAAGGTCACACCTGTCTACAACAGTTATAATGTGGTTCTTAAGGAACAGACCTGTTTCAAGGTCATACATGTCACCATGGAATTCTAATATTTCCACTAGGCCTGACCGCATATACATGCCAAAGCTGCCAAAGCCATCAACAACCATACTGTCAAACATACTTAGTTCTGTTCTGCTAGAGCCTTGATGAAAGGATCTGTTAGCCAGGGCTTTACGTACAATGTCATGCTTATAAGAATGCTCGGGCTCTGATAAGGCTTCTGCATGCAAGTCGCCTAGAGTCTTAACATACCTTACAACTTTAGGGCTAGCCTCAAAGCTTGCTGCTGTAGGATCCCAAACAATATCTGCCATAGGTACACGCCTAGCTCTTGGGCCTATGTAGGTAATAACCTTTTCATTTGTTTCGTCATCAATATAATAGTCTTCTACATACTCACAGGTAGCAACACAGTTACCCCATAAAATGAAGTCTAGCAATAAATCGCTCACAACGTCCTTAAAGCCACTCACACGCAGTTTGTTTGCCATGTAGGCAGTAATGGCCTGCACCTTAGTCTTATCGGCTGCATCAGCGCTGTAGGCGTCCCATTTAACCCATTCCTCATTAGGGAATAGCGACTCAAAGTAGCTAGCATGCAAGTTATCCATAATTTGGCATAACTTAGGCAAGTGAGTATTGTTCTTCCATGGCAGCTTAGCATTGTTTGTCTGTTTGGTGTTTGTTGCATACACGTATTCGCGGCACTCTGCCACTTCGTCTTCAAAAGACTGCCTAGACGTCTTAAACTTAGTCCACATGTCAGCTACATGCTTAGCTTTGTGGTCAGGATTGGCTAGGCCTGTTAGGCATTCTACTTGACTCATTGGTAGGCAACTCCTCCAAATTTACGGTGATAAACGACATTACTGTTAGAACTTTCGGACTGCATTTGCCTGCTTGCTGGCTTAGCTGCTAGCACTGCTATAGTTAGGCCATCCTTAAGATCGTCGTGTGGCGGGTTTTCAAAGCGCAGCTCTTCTTCAAGTAGTTCACAGTTACCCCCTTTGTAGTGGTACATAACTCGCTGCTCATACCTGGGCTTTAAGGTAGACTGAATACGTTCTTCCTTTGTACCGTGGTTACGGTTAGGCCTGTGTTCCTCTATGGAACATAAGATCCCGTTATTGGGGAAGTAGGTATATTTTAACTCATTCACAATCTGCTGCTGTGCTGTGGTCGTTTCCATGCGTATACGTTTAAAGCCCCATTTCAGGTATAGCCGCTCAATTTCTGCAAAGTAGCCTGATATCATTTCAGTCTTAAATCTAGCTAGGTCTAGTATGTATACACGCCTGTCAGCATCCATGCCCACAACTGCCACTACGCTGTAGTCAGTCTTTTTCTTAATACTGAAAGCAAAGTCAACCCCTGCTGTTACCAGTACAGGCTTACCTGCAACAGTGCATATACCATCTACAAACCTCACCTGGCTCTTGTCATAGTACTGGAACCATTCAGGTTGTATAAGCTTAGTAGCTTCGTTATTAGGCTTGTTGTAGTACTGGCAGAAAAACTGGTTTTTGTCTAAGTATTCAGCTTTCTTGTAAGCCAAGACATTAGCATCAAAGCCATACCATGCCCCATTTGCAGCTTGCCGTCTAGGCCATATGAAGTCACCAGTGCCGTCACCTGAATCTTCAACTTGCTTTTGAAACAAGTCGTACATCTTGCGACTGCTGCCCTTAATATGGTCATACACTTCTAGGCTTAATAGTTCTTGGTATAAGTCGTCAGGGTGGTATCTTGTACCTACAGCAATAGTAATAGCCCCAGGGTCTTTAATAGAAGCTAATTGTGAGTATGCAGAAGCAACCTTATTTCTTTGGTCTGTTGTTGTGACGTTGTCAGGTACAACTAAATCGTCAAGTACAAGTATATCACAATGCCTACCTGTAATGTTACCACCTATACCAACTGCTGTAAGGGTGTTATCTCTTATAAGAGTGTTATGCCTAGCTGGGTGATCCACAATTATTTCGCTAGTATTCCATCTAGCCCTTTTAACTTTGTTGTCATCAACCATGTTAGGCCAGTACCGTTTGTATACACGGCTAGTCAGTATCTGTCCTACACTGTAAAGTTGGGCTTCTGCTAAAGAGCTAGTAGCTGACACGTACAATATACGTACTTTTGGGTCAACCGTTATACGCCAGCTTGTCCATATAGCAGCAACAGTTGACTTTAAATGGCCCCTTGGCAGTAAAACAAGGCTAGCTAAGTCCCTGTCAGTACTTGTTAACCACCTGAATAACTGGTCGTGTATGTCACCAAAGCACAGGTCAGGGCATACAAGCCTTGCATAGAATGCAAAATCTGTTTCTGCTAGCTGCTTTATGTCTTGCTTATTTATCTTATTGGATGATTGCATTATCTATACTGTACTGCGCCATACGTTGAATGTCTTCTGCATAAACATCAGGCTCCTTGCTTACCTGCTCAGCAGGTGCAACCACATCTTCCCTAGCTTTATTGGTAGTAGGCTTAAGCTTGTAACGGCCCTCTGCAAGCCATTTAGCACTGCTAATAGCAGACATGCCACCTGATATACTGTCTTTGTGTATGGCAAGTAAAGCGTCACTGCGTATTTTCATTTCCATCTCTTTACGCCAGCGTTCAATACTGTCTTTCTTAGGCTTTAATATGTAGTTATTCAAAGCACGCTGCAACTGGTTCCAGTATTCCCAGTCACCATGGCAAACCTGTTGTACAAAAGTCCATTCAGTAGGGTCACAAGTGTTTATGTAAACTAAACGCATAGACTTGTATAGTTTGTCACCCACGCGCCTGTCTTGAAAGTGCACTGTGTAGGTAGGTTCTAAGGCAGGGTTTTTAAATTCGTAGAACAATGCCCTGGTAGGCTTCCTGCTGTAGTCAGCTATGGCATACTCTGCCGTGCCCTTCATGTCATGCTCAAGTATAAAGTCTTCAGGTATTAAAGCATCTGCATTCTTAAAATCACCCATCTTTACGCCTCTGCCCAAATAACTGTATAAGTAAGGTCTTTATATCAGAAAAGCCTGTATGCATGTCCTTGCCTAGCTCTGACACCCTGTTGTCTAACAAAGTAATCCTTGTTTGTAACCCAGCTTGATCTTCCTTTAGTTGTTCATATTTAGACAGCAGTATGCTTATAGCTTGTTTGTTATCACTGGACATGGCAATTAAACCTTCAATCTCTTTATTAAGTAGCTTTTGATCCTCTACTGCTACCTTAATTGACTTGTCAATCTTTGACCTTTCCCCTTTATACAGCGAGTAAATAAGGCGAGAAGCAAAGCTTGCAAGCACAACAACAGCAGCGGCACCAAACAGGCTACCACCTTTCAATATATCAACAAGTAAATTTTCCACAAAACCCCCTATAAATTCCCCTCAGATACCCATGTGCCAGGTGTACCAGCAACAGTACACACCCAAGCTTTTGGTTGCCCTACAGTAGGTGTCAGTCGTCTGACACGATCACCCAGCCGCCAATACCTGGTTGTCGGGGCTGCATCACCTAGAGCCTCGGTGTTCCAAGTTTTAACTAGAACTCTACCAGAAAATAACCGGACGCCGCCATGCGCAAAAGTAGCCCCGGTGCACACGTTTTCTACTTGATAGCCTACAGCTTGAGTGTTTGTACCATCAAAGTAAAAAGGCACTGATATTGTTTGTGCGCCCATCCCGAGATTTTGCGTAACTTTATTACCGCCCCCAGATAAACTGAAAGCTACTGTTTTGGCTGTTTTCATTTCAACATTCACTACTGCTGTATACAAGCCAGCCGCCAGTCCATTGAGCAGTGTTGTAAAGCTTGTGTTGAACTGATTCCCTGTGCCATTCACACCGAGGATTGTTTGCACTGTAGCAGCGTATATGTCTGTAGATGTGCCTGCGCTCATGCCTGCGCCTAAACTCCCAGCGGGACCATATCCTGATTCTGTGTATAAAATATCGAGCAGCTTCTGAGATTCTTTGTAAGTCTCACATCCACTTTGCTTATCCCTGTTTTGCATGAGCTCAATCTTACATGCAGCAGTCCCATGCTCTGTGCTTGCTCTTTGTCCAAAGAGGATGCTAGCGAACTGATTATTTTCAACAACCCAACTTTGACGAGAACCTAACGTGTATAGCGTGGATGTGGGTATACTTGTTGAGAATTCAAAAGGATAGGAGCCAGTCAGTCCATTGTTGCCCGTAAACACAAACACGTCAGGGATGTCAGTGAAATAGCACACGGGAAAATCGCCACAGTACATCTGCGAGTTCGTTATTGATACCCGGTTGACGTTAGTAGCCCCTGTGCCAGTTCCATTCCGCACTATCGTCCTGGCTCCTAGTTCACCACCAAATCGGCAGTTTGTTAAGGTTACATCAAAGCCTAAATGATCAACCCAGGTGTCATTTGCAGTGCTGTAGAAGGGCACTCCGCACAGACCTTCTATCAGTATTGAGCCTCGATTGATGAAAAACGTCTCACACGACGCTTCCACCCAGTTGCGTATAAAATGGAAAAAGTCTACTTTTGTATCGGATACACAATTAGTAGCCACTGTGTGTCTACCTATGAATCTATTATTCTGTGCTATAAGGAAAGTACTTGCGCTGTTAGTGTCTGTCTTAATAGCTACGCCTGACCACTCTTGTATATCGCAATTTTGGATCACGATGACGGACCCGTCGAGATTCCCAGTTGCGATACGAAAGATGTCGGTGAATCCACAGGTGCCTACACCGTCAAAAACACAACCCGTGTTCACGTTAATGAACAGAGGTGTTGTCTGTACAAAGGGATAAAAGCTCGACATTATCACAGCACGATTAGCATATATGTGAAAGTCTGTACCGACATCAAGATTCCCAGTCACTAGGTACCTTTTGCCCTCAATCAGACGCATAACAGGCGTTGAGTATACGTTTGTCATAGCTGGAGTGGCAACTTGCGCACTCTTAATCCACGTTATACAAGCTTCAAACGCTGTCTGGTCATTAGTAGTAGAGTCCCCCTTCGCGCCCCAGATGTGCGGTGTTATGTCGCCTTCCATAAGTCTAATGAACCTACCCGGGAGAGTATTAGGGGTGATATATTTGCCGTTATCTTGGGTAGCACTAGAGCTAGAGTTATAGATGAAATCTCCACCGCCTTCATCCCCTTTAGTATAGTAGCCACCACAGCACACGTAAGCCCCATTCGCAAAGCCAGTCAAGGCCTTCATGTCTGCTACTGTATCAACAGCAACAGGCGCATTCTTCCAAGTAAGTGAAGTACCGTCAGTACTCAATACCCTGCCACCATTACCAGTCTGGGTAGGTACAGCTGTACTTAAGCCTACAGCACTTGCCACATCAACCCACCTAGCAGCATCACTACTAGCAATAGGTGCAGGCAGGTTTATAATGCGGTGGCTGTTCATGTCAAGGTTAGCACCCATAGCATTAGGGCCAGTACCGTTCCTTGACAAGGTGTTTTCTAAAGCAGTTTCAATAGCAGCATAGTTGGCATTTCTTTGTGTTGTGGTTTGAAAGCCACTAGATTCGTCTGTAAGAGTAAGTTTGGCCATTACCATACCTGTTAGTGGTAGCAGAATAAAAGGCAGCCCTACTGGGAGGGACAGTAAGGCTGTAGGCAGTAACAGCAGGGCGCTGTTACAAGGCAGTAGCTGAGCTACTACAGGCATTCTTATTTTTATAAGCCATGCCAAGCATACTAGCACAAAATAAAGCTGCTGTAAAGCTACATTTGAGCAGCAACTGGCCTGCCACACCTAGGCAGCATACCTTGGGCTACAGGC